CTGGTTCTCGCCTTGGGGGGTACCAGCCGATATTTTTTGCTAGACTACATAGGTTCGGTTGATCGTCTGTGCCCACTGTGGCACCATCGCCGAACACCTTTTGCCCTGACTGGACTCCTCGTGTCAACGACTGTCTGGTTGGGGCTTACTATTGACAAAACCACAAAAAACAGCTACCATGATTCTGAACTATAAGGAACCCTCCTTGAGTATCATGCGTCCCTGCCTCTGGGCAGGGATTCGCATTTATCCACAGTTGACACACTGGTCGACCATCGTGTTCAATCGTGGTATGATATCGACAAGCAGCGAAAGCTGCCCACAATATAGACACCTAATCGTAACTTCGGTTACGGCTTGTCGTGTATCATCCAAGAGACTCCTGGCGTAAGCCTGGGGTTTTTTGGTTTTCGACCATTGTGGTGACATCAACCAAATGGTCTCCCACACCTGAGGGGATCGGTGAGGCTAACGGCCAATCGTGGACGCCCCCCTTGGATGCCTCTTAATGTCCCGTGGTCAGGCAGGTAGCTACCGCCTGAGGAGGGTAGCCACGAACGAATGCCTACGCTCTATCGTCTCCTGAGCGATGTGAGGGTTGAAACGGCCAGCTAACCCAAGTAGCGGACTGGTGCAGAGTTAGGATACAGGAGGGACGGGGAGACAACCGTGTGACACCTCCCGAAAGAAGCACTTGTTAATAGGCTAGTGGGAATAACCACGTCCGAATAACTTGACAAATTACCATATATATGTTACAAACTACTGTTATGTTATATTCGCTGACAATTTTTGCCTTTGCGCTCGACTGGTATTCAACCATTATCCAGCAAAACTACCTCAACGAAGAAAACCCAATCATGCGTTGGGTATGGTCGTATGGGGATGTCTGGTTTACGCTGGTGAGCCTCGTATTTATGATCGGTTGTTTGACGATTATCTATTTGGCCTACCGTTTCGTGACAAACTATTGGCTGCGTGGATTGTTGACTATAAGTATCGTTAGCCTTATGGCTATCAAAATCCTCATTGGGTTAGCGAATCTTGGGAATTTGACAGCCTATCACCTGACAGAGTGGATTGTGTTCTAGGGTTATGTTGTTTTGTTGATAGCCTGTGGATATGTCTGGGGCTTGACAAACTTGGACAATATGAATATAGTTAAAGTATTCACAAATCGTTCCATCCGGCAGGCTGCGATCAGGGCAATAACAAAATTCCCTCGATCCAGCCGAGCCGGGTAGGAATAAGGTAATAAAGAAGTGAGTGGAGGTTCTATGGGGCTCGATATGTATCTACGAAAAGTGACGATGATTGGTAGTAGTAAATACCTGAAAAATCTACCGTCGAAGGTAAATCCCGAACGCGTCGAGACGATTACTGAACACGTTATGACGTGGCGCAAGGCTAACCAAATCCACAATTGGTTCGTTGAAAACATCCAAGACGGGGTCGATAATCAGGCAACCTATACGGTTGGTTTTGACGATCTAGCAAAACTTCGGGACATCTGCCAAGAGGTTTTGAATAACCCTGATAAATCTAGTGAACTTTTACCAACACGCCCTGGGTTTTTCTTCGGTGGGACAGACTATGACGAGTATTACTTCACTAATTTACGCGAGACATTAAAGTCACTAACTGACCTTCTGAATGAGGAAGGAGCTACCTATGCAGACTACGAGTATACCTGTTGGTGGTAGATATGAGCCTGAGTCCATGTGGTGTTCTGGTGATGAGGCGTTAGCTATCGAAGTCCATGAGTGGTTTAAACGATTAGTAGATCAGCAACATGAAAGGCAAAACGATGGACAACATGAATCCAATTGATCACTATCATGAAGCACTACGGTTGCGATCCTACATCCGTTCATCAGCGGAGATTCTATCCCGTCACATTCGTGATCTACACGAGGCAAACGATAAGCGGGCCTTGGAGTTTACCATGATCATTGGTGACCATTCCGATAGCGGTTCTATGGCCGATGATCCGGCCTTGATTGCCATCCTGGGCCACAAAAAAGAAGTTCATCATCTCTTGGCTCACATTTTGAGCGATATTACGGGCAGCAAGGACACGTTCGATCTTGAGATTCGTCATGACTGATCTGGCGTGGGTTGTATTTGGGGTTCTTCTGCTTATGCAGGTTTTGCTTATTAGCTTTTTATTATTCGCCATTGGTGATGCAACGCAAGGAGATGAAGATGATGATTACTGAAATCGAACCAGGTAAGTTTTACCGTCCAGCAGTGATTGCCGATCATGGTTGGATTGTGAGCAGTACTGGCCGAAAATCCTACAAATTCATCCTGCGCCTCATTCGGGCCGGAAAACTGAAAGCTGATAACGTTGCCCTAGGAACGACGCCATACTATCTGGTGACAGGCCAGGAGATTTTGCGCTATCGGAAAGAAACCTATCGGAGTCTCGATCAGTGATTCGTTCTGTTCACCACCCGACGTGCGATCCCGAAACCGAGGGACGGTCGCCCCGGCACTGCCAATGGTGTTTCAAACTCATCACAAAAAATGCGTATTGTAGCCTCGTGTGTCGCATTGCCAGGGATATTGATCGGAAATATATCCGCCACCGTAAACCAGAAAGTATACGCTAGACTCTTGACAAACTCTGACGTATAGCGTACCATTAGATCATCATACGGAGGTTGAGAATAAGGAGGGTGTGCATGTAACGAAGATGTGTCGGCCAGTCAATGTCAATAATATGTGAGTGGAGGTAAAAAATGACGGTGCAAGAAGCACGTAATAAGTTCAAATCTGGTGAGTACAAGCGAGAACAAGAATCCATCCTGCGATATGTGTTTGAGGCTGCGGATCGCAAGCTGAAAATATTCCGTCGCTGGTATCTGCGTGGCTTGGTGAGTGCGTCTGAGTATGTGCGCTTGCGGTCACGTTTTTTGTCGACCAACCTATTAGAAGCTGGAGGTAGCCGTGAAGATATATAACACAGGAGATCCGCAGATGAAGCCGTCGGTGGTAATGTTGGTCTATGGTGAGGGTGGAGTCGGCAAAACGACTTTCATCTCGACTGCACCCAATCCAATCCTGGCTGACTGTGAGAATGGTGCGAAGTATTTTGGGCTGCGGGGAATCAAATTGGATGTCGCCCAGATCGAATCCTGGCGGGATATGCGTGAGTTCTTGGAAGTCGCCAAACTCCCCCAATATGACACGATTGCCATCGATCCGATTGGTGAACTCATGGAAAAACTCAAGCGGTTCATGGTTGCCCAGAACGACTCAAAACTCGTGCAAAAGGACGGTGCGCCGACGATGGCTGGCTGGGGCTGGCTTAAAAAGACCATGCGGGATTATGTAAAAGTCCTGCGCGATCTTGGCAAACACGTTATTATTGTTGCCCACCTTGAGGAATCAAAGGATGAGGATCGGATGATTAAACGGCCGAAGGTTGAAACTAAGCTTTCGGATGAACTGGTCAGTATCGTCGATATCGTCGGTTACATGACTGTCACTACCAGTCAGGAAGGCGAAGAAAAGCGGATCATTATCGTCGACCCATCAAATGACAAATACACGGCCAAGGATCGGACAGGGCAACTCGGCAAGATTATCGAGCCGGATTTTTCAAAGATTATCGATGCCTGCCAAGGTACTAAAACATTCGCCTGGAGCAAACAGAAACCCGAGGAACCATTGCCACCCACTGATGAGAAAAAGTCCAAGAAGTCAGCCAAGGTAGCTGAACCCAACGAGGTAGAGGCTGAAGAAGTTGAACAAAAACCGGAACGTTCAACCACGCCAGCGTCCGAAAAACAACTAAAATTCTTTTACAGTCTGATCCTGGCGAAGTATCCATCCCTTGAAGAGTATGCAGAAAAACATAGTGTTGACCTGAATAAATTAACTGATCAGGATGTCACGGAACTGGCGAAGGCACTCATGAATGGCACAACGTCTGAGGACGGAGGGGACGATGAAACTGACCCAGCGACTGTATAACGATCAAGTTGAGATCGATTTCTGGCCGGAAAGTCATCGGTACCAGCTGAAGGGCCGGAAAGATTATCTTGTTTCTGTTACCGGAGCAACGGGCGTCCTCGATAAATCCCGGGCATTGCTGCCCTGGGCGACGCGACTCAATGCCAGCCATATTCTCAACTTTTTGGACGGCAAAGCTGGACAAATGCTGTCAGTCGAGGAGATCCTGCCGATTGTCGAGGAATCGGTCAAACAGTACGAACTTGCCCGGGATCGGGCGGCGACCATCGGTGGCCTTGTCCATGATTGGATTGAGAGTTATGCCAACGCCAAGATCAATAAAACTGAGCTTCCACCGCTGCCGGATGACATCAACCTCTTGCCAGGCATTAACGCCTTCCTATCGTGGGAACGTGACCACCATGTTGTGTTTGTAGCTGCTGAACGACTCGTATTTTCGCAAAAGTATGAATACGTTGGGTTACTTGACCTACTAGCCTATGTGGATGGTGTACTGACCCTAATCGACAACAAGACCTCTGGTGGGATCTACACCGATATGCGTTATCAGGTGACAGGCTATCGGCTCGCCTATGAGGAAGAACATGGGCCAGTGATTGGTAATCAGATGCTGCTGCGGATCGACAAGGAAACTGGCGTTCCTGCCGTCCATGAGATGAGTAAAGAGGAACATGAGGCTAATATCCCGATTTTCCTGGCATGTCTGGCAATCAAAAAGCGCGAAAAGGAATACGCAAAGGGGTGGTCATGACAGTTACAAACATCGAGATTATCCCCGTCCGACCAAAGGACGGCCTGGTCGCATTCGCTAATTGCACCATCGACAACCAGTTATCCATCGCCTCGATTGCAATCTATACACGCATGAAAGGTGGCTATCGGTTGGTATTTCCCGGAAAAAAATTAGGTGATACACAAGTGAACTACGTCGTTCCGACCAGTCGGGAATCTTACACTGCCATAGAAAATGCCATTGTTAATAAATACGAGAAACTTCTGGAGGAAGCCAATGAGTGAACTACCTCTTTTTATCCTGGTTATCCTGAGTAATATGATTGCTTACCAGTTCGGCAAGGTCATTGCTATCGGCAATATGGCAGGTGATCTACGTAATCTTGAGGAAACCTGGGGGAAAATGAAACAGGATCTTCGTCTGATGCAGGATATGGTCGATACTTGTCACCGGGAACACGAACAGACACCAAAGGAGCAAGCATGAAAAATATCATCAGCGTATTCCTACCCTACGATGGTGACCGACTCCAATTTGAGAAGGATCTGGCCGATAAACTGAGCGATGGGTTCATGATCCTCAACATTCATCAGTCTGAGAAGGGTGTGTATTATGTCCTGATTCGTGACAATACCATTCGGGATGAAGGGACAGGAGCACATATTATCAAATGAAAATAACTATCGTTGGGTTACTACCACGACAACACAGGATCGTAACTGATTGGTATCCAAATCGTGAATTTCAGTTTGTCGCTGCCGAATCAATCAGAAAAAGAACTTTCGGTGTCGGCAAAGTTGTGTATATGCGAAAGTTTATTAACCACCGAATATCGGAGTACTCAGACCGCAATTCGATATTCTGTGATGGTGGTATGAGCCAACTACGGGAGGTAATCAAAAACCTATGAACAAAGAATTATTCAAAGACCATAAATCACACATAAAATGTCCGCCAGCCCATCAAACAGGTATCCAAGAAAACTGTTGCTGCGTCGGGCATCCATGTACCCAAACCCTCTGGCTGGCATCACTGGACACCACCGGGGATATTGCCAAACGAGTCCAACGGTTTGCTAGGGTAACCAAACCCAAGAAAAAGAAAGGTACATCATGAAAATACTCATCATAATTCTTATGGCAATCGGGCTATTATTCACTGTTCAATCTGCCCAAGCTGCCGACTGCACTGACCCCGTTGACCTCACCCCGGCCGACATCCCGGCTCAAGTCCAAGCACAACCAGAAAATACCTGTCTGCGCTTACCGGATGAGCAGATACCACTGACGGCTGCGATCCACCCCAAAAACGGACAAACGATCTTCGGCCAAGCAAATACTGTTCTGACACCAGCTACGGCCCGTGTGGACGGCTTTGTCCTCGAAAACGTCTCCGGGGTCACCATTAGCAGTGTGAAGCTTGTGAGTACCCTTACCTACGGCTCTGACCTGGGGTACGGCACAGGTTTCAAGCTCATGAATACTGATGGGATCTCCATTATTGGCAACACGGTGGATGGAATGTTTGCGGGCATTGATTCCCGCTTGGGAGCCAAGGACCTCACTATTACTGGCAACACCCTGACCATCCACGCAGGAGCCTTTGCGGGCGATTCTGACTGGAATGGCGGAAACCCATCTTTTAGTCCGACGCTTACCTCTGCCTATGTTTTCGATACCTATCCAAACACTCCGGTTGAGTCGTTGCCTGGCGCACTCCCGATCTGGCAGCAATCACAGGCTGTCTTCTGTCCCTACGCCAATGGCGTCCCCCAGGATTGCCCTGAGCGGGTTGGGGCCGTCGTTGTTCCGCGCATGATCGACCCATCGCAAAACCCAGGATTACTCTGGTTTCGGCCATCACCGAATCCGTCTAATGGATCACCATTCTTCGGGGTCAAGGGCGCACTCATCAACATCGACAGCGAGGAGGTGGTCGTAACTCCTGGCGGAACAGTAAATACCAACCCGCGTGCTGAGAACATTATCATTACCGCCAACATTTTGCGTGGCCTGGATACCACCTGCGACCCGACACAGGGGATCGAACCCCAGTACTATCCGCTTCCGCCATCCGATAAACAGCACGCCAAGCGGGGGATGCTCATTACAGGTGTGCGTGATCTGATAATCAGTGCCAATACAGTTCAATGTCTCAACTTCTCGGGGATCGTGGTTGCAGACGCCAAAGACGTAACGATGGGCTACAACCTCCTGCAATACCTTGAGCGGGCAATCTACCTGTTTCACACCACCGAGACGGTCAATATCAATAACAACCAGATTCTTGATAATACCGGCGGGGCCGGAAATAGCGCAGCAGCCCTCGAAATTGCCCGCTACGCCAAAGAGGTCACCATCGAGAACAATACTTTCAGTCGGGTGATTGGGTTCGGGATTCGGGCAACTTCTACTGCCAATCAATGGGAACGGCTCATCAGCAGCAATATCTTGAATAATACGATCACGATGGCGATTGAACACCGAACTGCCAATATCCCGATTACCCTCAACAATGCCTCTGGTACGCTCGTATCAGGCAATACGCTCACCAATGGCCTCTGGGGGATGGAACTGCGTCAGGATTGCAACCAGGTCGGCTACACGTTCAAAAACTGGTACCATGCCAACCACTTCACCCAATTCGAGGCCGCAGCTTTTCACGAAGTGAAGTGTGCCAGTATCCCATTTTTCAAACAGAACGGCTATCTGAGCAATACCAAGGCGAATGTCAGTATCCTGCTCTCCCGTAACTCGAATGAGTATTTGTTACAGCGAATTATCAATCCAACTACCTATCCAACGCCATTTGCGTGGTTTGCGACGCAGTACCTATAAGAATTTGCGTGGCTTGGATATTTAGGCACCGACTGGGCCTTAATAAGCCCGGCCGAAGAATGCCATCATAGGTAGGCCACCTATGGCCACAGGAGAAGCTGGGAATAATTACCCTGGTTATCCCAAAGAATATCCATTGAAAAAACCCCCAGGCGTTCTCTGCGCAGTTCTTATGACGCCACTAGCTACGCAGGTCGCTACGCGTTTCAAGGCAGGACAAATACAAAGGGTAGGAGTCATGACTGAGAGTATGTTCAAAACCTGCCACCTGCACCGAGGGCGTCTGGGACACATAGAACACGAAAGTAGTTGGCATAGGAAAGAGGTGTAATGAGCGACCTAACTAAAAGAGAAAGATGGACACCTCAACTCAAGTATGTACATCAAACACGATTGATTCTCGGTTTTATCCTAGGGGTAATCACTGGTCTACTACTTGGCTAATTAACAACCAGATGCCTTGTCTGGTGGGCCCCTGGAGAGCCAAGAACCTGCCTTGCAGCGATCCAGGACACAGTTGTAGGTAGCGTATGCCCTTAGAATCGGAAATATCGGAATGAGGCAGTAGGCCGAGGCGGTAGCTACCTCCCACCAACACAGGGCGTCTGGAGAATGGAGAGAAGGATGAAATTCGAGATAGAGATTGATGAGGAAAAAGTCCGTGGTTTATTAACAGAAGGTTACCATGTAGAAGATCTACCACGGCAGGTTGCCTATGCAGTGCAGCAGAAAGCAAAAGAGATTTTGGCTAACCAAATAGTTAATGAAAACACATACTCCACTATTGGGAAGGACGATCTAGCTTCTGACATTAAAAAGATTGTCTTGGAGAAATTGACACCGGCCATTGAGAGTATAGTCGAAGATCGAATGACAAAAAGATGGGGGACACACCAACTCGAAGAAGAGCTAGCCAGAATTATTGATACCAAGATTCATAACATCATCGAGGAAAAATCCGCCAAAATACTCAGTCGCCTGATGGTGGTAATTGAACCCGACCCCCAGCAAGTAGCGGAGGAATAATGGCACACCCAGACCTGACCCAATTAGTTGCCGATGAAATTATCAAATTCACGGGTACGACGTTTTTTGACCACAAAAGCGTAGAAAAGTGGCTCATAGATTCCTACCAGCGAGTGATCGCTCGGACGATTGAGATCGTGGATGAGCTACCCTACGAACCAGAGCCACGAGATGTACCAGGCTTTGAGGGGATGAAAGAGCAGTTAGAAAAGTTGACGATACGGAAGGAGCCAAGCCATGAAGAATGACGAGTGTAAACTATGCCAACGCAAAGCACCAAGCAAATGTAAACGGCATGCATCGAAGGCAAGTATTCGCAAAGTGAAGTATTTTACAGAAGAAGAATGTAAGGCCCGAGAACAGACTGCCAGGGCTGAAGGGGCGAGGGAGGTATACAGTGAGAGAAATAGGCTTGTCTCGGCACTGAGCAAGTTATTCGAAAGTCATCTCTGCCGCCATCCAAATAGTGATACGTCTTGGGAAGATAACTGGAGAAACATTGTCTGTATTCATCTCCCAACTGGACAGGCGACGTGGCACATTCACGATGATGATTTGCTACTGTTTGCTCACCTGGTACAGCAAGATGAGGTGCGCGGGGCAACCCCCAACCACTGGGATGGTCACACGACGGAAGAGAAATATAAACGACTTGCTGCCCTCAAGCAACTCGACCAAGAGACGGAAGGGAGTGATGATAAATAAACCAAAGAAAATATGGGTAATTACCGATACCCATTTTAACCATCCTGGAATTATTGAGATGGGCAGGCCAGAGGATTATCAGGAGCAAATACTTTACAACTGGAGAGTGGTTGTCGATGATAACGATCTCGTCATTCATTTGGGTGATGTTATATTCAATCGCCAAACAGAATTAAAAGGGATTATGGATTCACTCCCTGGAACAAAAATTCTTGTACGTGGTAATCACGATCATCGCCCATCATGGTACCTCAATCGGGGCTTTACATGGGCCTGTGACGCGATGGAGTACCGTGGTGTATACTTTACCCACATTCCTTCTAGACACCTTCCACCAGGTTGTGAGGTCAATATCCATGGCCATCTCCACACCGGTAATCATCGGCTTGATGAAATTGCTAAACGACCGTGGCACATTAAACTATCCCTTGAGGAGGTTGGATATCGACCAATCCTTCTTGAGGAAGCGAAAGAATTACAATGGTAGCGACCCATAATGATAAAAATGGTATATTATAAGTAAGCCTCCCCTCGATCCGCATGATCTGTCTTTTCTACAGGAATACCGCACTGCAAGGCTAAAGGAGAGAGTATTAACAGACTAAGTATTGCGTTAACCATTCTTTGCACACTTTTAGTAGTAGGATATGCCGAGCGTGCTGGAGGACTATGGTCTGGAGCGGAAAACAAATTGAGTCGGTCAGAAGTAGCATTTTTACAGATGCCACCTCGGCCGACTTTTTTAGTAGCAAAAAAGGAGGAACATGTTACCTTTGTTATCGGTGATCCTATTCATACTATTATCCCTCGGGATACTCGGACTACTACCGCGCAAACAGACGAATCATACTCACCACCTCGGACACAATCCAGACGATTGTCCGAACAAGAAACCAGAGCAATCATCGAATCATCTATCGGTAGCCAATCCTATATCCGAGTCCTTGTTAACCAAATCAGGCACGAGTCCGGTTTCCAAACAGCCGTTATATCGGGAACAGGTGATTACGGTATCGCGCAAATCAACCTCCGGAGTCATCCAGACATCACAGCTGATCAGGCGTTCGATCCTAACTGGTCGCTTCGTTGGTTTTCAGGAGTGATGGCCGATAAAATCAACCGTCTTGGCCTGCGGGCAGCCCTGGCAGCCTATAATGCCGGGGAAGGCGGGATTAAAAACCCAAAAAGCAAAGGTTGGCAGTATGCCGACAAGATTCTTGCCATGTGACCCGGGGCGTAAGCCCCTATGCGGACGTAGCTCAAGGAGAGCAGTCGCTTCGGCGACAGGTTGGTGGCTCGTACCCACTCGTTCGCTCCAACTGGCCACATGGGGCAACCTATGGGGTCACAAGTAGCCCTAGTGTATTTATCTTCACCCCACTACCTTAACAAGGAGGAATCATGCCATGTTGGAAATCGGCACGACCAGCACGGCAACCTATCCAGCGAGCCTGATTCATCGGTTTGTTGAGTTTCTGAAGATTGTCCTCTCTGGTTTTGATGTTGATTGGCAGTATGACGTGCAATTGGCCGTGCGAGAGGCATTGGGTAATGCCTATTATGTTTCTATCGCTCACGATTGGGATATTACCCTTGAGGTAACTGTCTATCCATCACATATCAAATTCATGGTTGAAAACATGGGTACGTTTGACTACAGCGAATGGATGGAGCGTGACTTGCCCGACCACCAGGCCGTATCGGGCCGGGGGATCTGGATTATGCGCCAACTCACGACCGACATGTTCTACACCATCGTTAATAATCGTACGCAACTGTATTTGTTTTTCCGCTATGAGTAATCAGAAGCTTGGTATTTGTCCACTGTGTGGTATCCATGGCCCACTAACTGAACACCATGCAATTTGGCCGGGACGTAAAAAGGGATCACGGTACTACAAACACCCGATGCGAGACATAATGGTCATCCTCATCTGCCGATTGTGCCATGATATTATCCACGAATACTACGGTGAAACACGCTACCAACGACAGGCATGATTCTTTCTGGGGAGCCACACACTCCCCACCTTCCCTTGGCCCATGATGGGGATAGTGTGTCTCGACCGCACACTGTTTGAGCTTCTCTTGTCATGGGCTGTGGGGAGGTATGTGATGTTTCAACGAAAATACCGTAATCAGCGGGTCATGAACACGAAGGGAACCTTCGATTCAAAAATGGAATTTGGTGATTATCTCTGGCTTGAGTCACTTCTAAAGGCAGGGAAGATCATAGGGCTTGAGAAACAGGTGAAGTTCGAGATTCGGATGAATGGCAAGTTGTGGCGTACCCACAGGGTTTATTTTCGTGTCACCTTGCCTGACGGCCGCCAGAAGTACGTGGAAACTAAAGGATTCGCCACTGAGATCTGGAAGCAAAAGCGGGATGCGATTCTCTTGCTCTATCCGGAGGTCATCTATCTTACGAACCCAACAGAGCGGGAATTATTGGCATAGGGGGAGGTTGTGGTATATTGGGGTGAATCGTGGGAGGTATTATGGCCGAAAAACTATTGTGGCCGATTGAGAAGTTGAAGAATTGGGATAAGAATCCCAGGACAATCAATAAAGACGATTTTGATCGTCTTAAACGGCAAATTAACCAATTGGGGCAATACAAGCCGTTGATTGTAACGACGGACGGGGTAGTTCTCGGTGGGAATATGCGTTTGCGGGCTTACAAGGATCTTGGTATTTCTGAGGTTTGGGTAAGTGTCGTCGACGCACCGACAGAAAAGGAATGGGTGGAATACGCCTTATCTGACAATGATCGGGCAGGGGAATATGACCAACAGAAACTAGCTGAATTAGTCCTGGCTGTCCCATCATTGCGGTTGAATGATTATCATGTCGACCTTTCAAAATCCACCCCGCTGGCCGATCTGGCTGACCGATTCCAACCAAGCAGTGAAAATCCACCGAGCCTTGATCGACTCAATGAGAAGCAAGTAACCTGTCCGGAATGTGGCCATGAATTTACGGCTTGATTGGTGTACCCACCAAGCAGCGAAATATGCCTGTGAGAGTTTTCACTATTCCCACAGCCTCCCTGCGGGTAAACTCGTGAAGATCGGGGTGTGGGAGGATGAAAAGTTCATTGGATGCGTTCTCTTTAGTCGTGGGGCCAACAACCACATTGGTAGCCCATACGGACTAGATCAAACACAGGTATGTGAATTAACGAGGGTCGCTTTGAGCACACACACACACACACAGTCACCAAGATTCTCAGTATTGCAATCAAGATGTTGTTCAAACAAAACCCCGGCCTCCGCCTTATTGTCAGTTATGCCGATGCTGACCAAAACCACGAAGGCAAAATCTATCAGGCAGGCAATTGGTTATATGAAGGTCATGTTAATAAAGGGACGCGGAGTGCATTTATCGTCCGGGGTAAAAAAGTTCATCCAAAGACTATCCATAGTATGGGTGTCAAACAGTCACTTGAGGCAGTCCGTAAACATCTTGACCCACAGGCTGAATACTTCATTAGTAAGGGAAAACACAAATTCCTTATGCCACTAGATCAGGATATGAGAAAATACCTAGGAGAATATCTGCGCCGGAAGCAAAGAATCGTTGCGACTCCCATCCAGGGAGTAGAGGGCAGTGAGAGTCTGACCCCGGCGCTCCAATAGCTTATGAAAAAGAAAAAACAGCCTACTATAAAAGTCAAAAAGAAGGTTGGGCGACCTGAAGCAATCACGAAAGAAAAGGTCGAGCTACTTCGTCAAGCATTCATGATTGGTGCGTCTGATCGTGAAGCATGTGCGTACGCAGAAATCAATCCAGCAACCCTGTATGACTATCAGAAACGTCATCCAGAATTTGTCGAGCAAAAAGAGGCATGGAAAGAAGGTCCGATTCTGCGGGCACGGCAGACAGTTGTTGATGATCTTAAACACCCGGAAACGGCAAAGTGGTTTTTGGAACGAAAAATGCGTCATGAGTTTGCTAAAAAAACTGAACTTGGCGGCGAACTCGAATTAAAGACCGCCCTGGTAAAATTCGTCGGTGATGACGATGAATCCAACGATTGAGGTCGAGTTTCTTAAGCCCTTCAAAGAGCTATTCAATCCCTACTGGCGATACATCGTCCTCTACGGTGGTCGGAACTCTGGTAAAAGCTATCAGGTGGCAGAGGCGTTGATTCTTCGATCCCGTAGGGAGCAGCTTCGGATTCTCTGTACCCGGGAGATTCAGAAAACGATCAAGGATTCTGTCCACAAACTTCTTAAGGATATTATCGAGAAGTATGGGTTTGATGAGTTCTACATCACCAAGGACTCAATCAAAAACCTGGCGACAGGCAGCGAGTTCATCTTCAAAGGATTGCGGTCAAACATCAACGAGATCAAAAGTACCGAAGGCATTGATATTTGTTGGGTCGAGGAGGCTCAAGGAGTGACCAATGAGTCCTTGGACATTCTCACCCCAACCATTCGTAAGGAAGGGTCACAGATCATCTTCACCTTCAACCGATTTACCGAACTCGACCCAGTGTTTGTGAAATTCGTGCTCCATAAGCCGGATCGTACCTATGTGAAGATGGTCAATTTTGATGTCCTCGAACGTCACGGCCTGCTCACTAAAGAGATTCAGCTAGAGATCGAACACGATAAGAAGAACTATCCGGCATTGTATACCCATAAATGGCTTGGGGAGCCATTGTCGCAAAATGAGTTCGCTATCATCGGCCGGGATGATATTCTGAAAGCAATGAATCAGGAGGTTGAGTTAACGGGCCTTAAAGAAGTCGGGGTGGATGTAGCCCGGTTTGGCGGTGACCGCAGCGTATTTTGGATGCGCCAGGGTCGCAAGACACTCAAATGGGAAACTCACGAGAAAAAACGCACGACTGAGACGTGTGATCTATTAGAGGACTTCCTAGGGTTTGATACACGGATACTACTCAAAATTGATGATGGCGGGGTTGGCGGTGGTGTCGTTGATGAGATGATTAAGCGTGGTTATCATGTCATCGCAATTAACTTTGGTGGTGAACCGAAAGATAAGGACAAATACCCCAATCTTATTTCGGAAATGTGGTTTTCGTTTGCCAGTCTGGTGACTGATCTTGAACTGCCACTTAACCAGGATTTGCTCATGGAACTATCTACTCGCCAATGGTCGATGGATCGATTTGAACGTCGGTGCATTGAAAGTAAAGACCAATACAAAAAGCGTGGCTACCGTAGCCCGGATCTTGCTGATGCCTGCATTTTGGCCTATTTTCAGCGGGATATGAGCCTGCCAAAATCACCTGAGACGGAACCCGATCAGGGTGGTAAAGTATTGCCCAGTTTAATGTCACGGAAATTTTAGAGTATACTCAAGCTAAATAAGGAGTGCGGATGGCGACAAAAAGAAAAGTCGATCTCAATACCGAGCTTGGCGGGACTGGTACAGTCATCACTGGCGGTATCATCTCCGACAATGACTATAATTCCGATCTCACTGGTATCAATGGGATCGATATTTATGACCAAATGCGTAAGGGTGATGCGACTGTCCGAGCCACACTCCTCTCAATGAAATTGCCGATTATCTCCTCCAACTGGACAGTTGAACCAGCCAGCGAGGACGAGCAGGATCAGGAGATTGCTGAGTTTGTTGATAAAAACTTATTCGAAGATCTCGATATGAGTTGGCCGGAGTTTCTCCGCCAGGCACTCCTCTATCTTGACTATGGCCGGATGGTGTTTGAGAAGGTCTATACAACCAACGTCTATGGCCAAATTGTCCTCAAGAAACTTGCCCCCCGTCTCCCACAGACCATCTATGCCTGGGAAGCTGATCCAGGCGTGCCGGGGATTCACCAGATCATGCCGACGGGCGGTGAAGCTAAAATTCCAATGGAGAAGCTCTTGGTGCTGGTTAACGAAAAAGAAGGTGATAACTGGGAGGGGATCTCCATCCTCCGGTCCGCTTATAAGTCGTGGTATATGAAGGACGCATTCTATAAGATCGACGGCATTGCCCATGAGCGTCAGGGTGTCGGTATCCCGTATGCGGTCGTGCCCGATGGTGCGTCAGCAACCGACCAAGCCGAGGCTGAAGAATGGCTGAAGAATCTGCGGGCCAATGAACAAGCTCGCCTCAAATACAAAAAGGGATGGGAGTTCGGATTCCTGGATGCCAAGGCCGGAAGCAACCGCCAGATCATGCCTGCAATTGCCCACCATGACCGCCAGATTTCAAAAAACACCCTGGCACAATTTTTGGAATTGGGTGCAACATCTTCTGGCTCTCGATCACTGTCCGAAGACCAGAGCGAACTATTCTTGCTCTCGCTCAAAGCTGTCGCCCGCTACATTGCTGATACCATCACCAATCAGGTTATTAAACAGTTGGTGGATATGAATTTCTATGTTGAGAAATACCCCTATCTCAAGTTCTCAAACATTGATAAAACCGATGTGAATATGCTCTCGACAGCCCTGCAACGCATTACCCAATCTGGCATGTTAACGTACGATCCCGGCCTTGAACGGCATATTCGCAATGAGATGGGCTTGCCTGAATTGCCCGAAGACCTGAAGGAAGAGAAACCCAAAGAAAAATCGACACCAAAGCCATCAGAAGACGAGTCGGATGACGAGAAATTGTCTATGACGGAACGGGAAACCTTGACAGAAAAAGTTATGACCATGTTTGAAAAGGTTGACCATGCTCTCACTGAAGGAAAGTAGTTACGAACTCGCCGAGCTATATGCGTCACTCCAGCCAGGCGAGGGGTGGCATCCTGAGTACAAAAAGGATCGGGATGCCTTCAAAAAATTGATTGCGACGAATATCAAGATTCGCCGTCATTTCACCCGCTATTTTCGTGATCTAGCTGGTCGGGTTGGTCAACGGGTCAATTGGGGAGAATACAATGCTCGTCTCATCAAGGCTGCGGAACCGCTTATTACGGACGATTGGCCAGAGGAGATCGTGACGATCAATGTTGATCTTGACCAGATTCTCTTTGATTCGTTCTCGATCGGGGCATTGGCCCAAGAGGCAGACTTTGGGTTTTCGTCTGGGTTTATGCCAGGTGATGATCTCGCCCAGGCTGCGTTGCGGAAGTATACCCTTCGGTTGGCCGGGGATATTAACGAGACAACGATCAAGCAGGTCAAACAAAATCTCCTATCGTCACTCAAGCAGGGCTTCAACCAATCCCAGGCCACAGACCGTCTAGCGAAGTTGGTTGATAATCCCTACCGGGCTGGCATGATTGCCCATACGGAGACTGTCCGAGCGTATTCGGAAGGTGTGCTGAGCGTCGGGGAACGGGTAGGAGCCGAGTATAAAATCTGGTTTGATGGTCAGCCAGGGGCGTGTAACGTCTGTCGACCATTAGATCGGATGGAAGTTCCGTTTGATGAGGATTTCCCAACATTGCTTGGCCCCCGACGATCCACCCCTGCTCACCCATGGTGTAAATGCCTGACAAAGCTTAAACTAAAATAATAATGCAAGAAGGAGTATCTATGCCGTACCCGGGAATGTCTAAATCCATGCAGAAGAAAATGGAAAAGTGTGTCGCTGAAGTCATGAAGGACGGGAAACCAAAAGAGAATGCCATCGCCATTTGTCGTACTCAGCTCAAGGCGTCAGAAAATGTCTATGGCATGATTGATCTGTTTAAGGGCTCAGAAGGCCAGCCGGTATCCCGTGTCCAACTACTTATTGCTGCCAAGTTCAACACAGAGAAGTATGGTGAGTTTGAAGTCACCACGACCCACCTCGAGCAGATGGTAGCCAATGAAAACATCCGTAAGGGTATTCCGATTGATATTGACCACGATGGCGGAGAGGCTGCGGGTTGGATTACCAATTTGGCCATTGAAAACGGCAACGAGTTATGGGCCGATGTCGAGTGGAATGATCTTGGCAAGGATAAGCTGAAAAATAAACGCTACCGCTTCATGTCACCTGAGTTCACCTTCAACTACATTGATCCCGAGCATGGAACATTTCATGGGGCAGTGTTGATTGCCGGGACGCTCACCAACCGTCCATTGTTTAAGCGACTTCAGGCATTGACAGCCAGTGAAAAATTGACAGATGAGGAGAAGGAGAAATATAGTAAAATCAGCCTATTCCTCAAAGCAGATGAGGAACAGAAGGAAGGAGACCCAATGCTTACACTCGAGGAAATTCGAGAAAAAGATGTGGCCGACCTTACCGATGAGGAGAAAGCGTTTTTAAATGAACACGCTGATGAACTCACGGATGAGGATAAGGAGAAGTTCGGCGATGTCTTGGAAACTGAATCTGAGGAGTCTGAAGATGCTGATTCAACGGATGACGAGTCCGAAGAGTCTGAGGAATCTGAGGATGAGTCAGATGAATCGGACGATACGGATGACACAGAGGAATCCGATGAAGCCGATGGATCGGCTGAGGACAGTGGCGACGGTGAGGGTGGTGCTGAGGATGCGGTCAAGGGTAAAGAAGCGACCGTTACCATTAGTGCTGCTGAACTGGCGACGCTAAAGGCTCAGGCCGAGGAAAACAAAAAGTTGAAGACGGAAACCTACGTCAACAAAACGTTCATTGCGTCTGAAAAGGGTGGGAAGGTATACCCGAAAGCACGCGGGCCGTTGGTTGAATTGGTGATGTCATTCAATGACAAACAGAAGGAACTGTTTGAAAAGGTCATGGATGCTGTTGCTGAGATCAAATTGAGCGAGGCTGGTTCATCAGCTGCTGAAATTGCTGATCCGGTGGCCAAGATTGACCAGCTAGTTGAGGAAGCGATGAAGGCTGACGAAAAACTTAGCCCAGGCAAAGCCCTCCTCAATGTTTCCGAGGCACATCCAGAACTTTTCAAGCGTGTTGAAGATCAGGCATAAGCCTAGAAAGGAATAACCATGTCGCAATCCAATTACGGGCCGATTAAAGGATTCAAGGCAGGTGCTGACCTGTCCGCAAAGCAATTCTTCATCGTGAAGTTTACGGCTGCCAACACCGTCGGTCTTGCGTCTGCTGCAACCGATGTTTTGCTTGGTACCCTTCGCAACAAACCAGAGCAAAATGAGACTGCCGAGGTTCATCTCATTGGTGCTGGTGGTACGGCTAAGGTCAAACTTGGTGGTTCTGTCACAGCTGGCAACTTCCTTACCGCAGATAGTGCTGGCAAAGCGGTTGCTACTACCACAACGGGTAACTATGTGTTGGGACGGGCACTCGAGGATGGTGATGCCGATGATATTATCGAATTTGTCCCAATGGGCCACGGTCGCTACGCTGCTACTGCCTAAGATTAGTGAGAGTTAGAACGAAAGGAACGCCATGCAAGTACGTGATGCATACGCCGATAAGGTGTTGCGCAACCTCTCAGTGAAATACTCGAACATGCTTAACGGCATGGGCTATATTTCTGAGAAGATTTTCCCGGTGGTCAAAGTCGACAAGAAAACTGGTATCTACTTCGAGTACGATAAGACCAACCTTCGTATACCGTCGAATACCCGTCGGACGGGTCGTGCCCGAGCCAATGAAGTAACTTACAACGTCACTCAGCAGACCTATGGCCCGTTGAATGACCATGCGCTTGAACACTTCATTGATCGAGATGTCCTTGAGCAGTATGATAGCCCGCTTGAGCCTCGCACCGATGCAACCGAGCTCTTGACTGAGGCGATCTGGCTTGAGAAAGAAAATGCTCTCGCGACTACTCTCGCCGACACAGCTATTATCACCCAGAACACCACCTTATCTGGCACGTCACAGTGGAGCGATTACGCTAACTCCGATCCGTTTGCCAACATCCAGACCGCAATCAACACGGTCAACACTGGTTCTGTTCGTATGCCAAACACCATCTTCATGGGCTACGACGTGTGGGCGAAACTCATGCACCACCCAGATCTCCTTGAGCGTGTTAAATACAGCCAGTTGGCCGTCTTGACCCTCGAACTCTTTAAGAGCTTGTTCTCGGAAAGTGGTATCGCAAATGTCTGGGTCGGCAATGTTAAGAAGAACACCGCCGATGAAGGTCAAACTGACGCGATTGGTCAAGTTTGGGGCAAGCACCTATGGGTTGCATACGTTGAGCCTTCACCGAAGATTAAGGCTCCATCCCTGGGCTACACCATGACCCTCCGTTCACCACGTGAAGTGGAACGCTGGACTGAGCCGGGTGTGAAGGGTGAGTTCGTCTCGGTATCTGACTACTACGAACAGAAAGTTGTCGCTGCGAACGCTGCCTACCTTGTCAAAAACGCAGTTGCCTAACTAGGTTAAAGAGAGGAGATGTCATGATCTTACTTCGTAAGACGGTCTCCCGACTTCAAACTGGTATCGGACTCCAGCTTCGGGATAGTCTCGGGGCTGGAGTCGTCTGGTAATACATCAATAAATCACGGGAGGAACAATGAAATTAGAAGTCTTAAGCACAATTATGCATGATGGCGAAACATATAATGCCGGGGATAAGATGATCGTTGATGCCGAAATCGCTCAGACCTTGATCGATGCTGGTGCTGCTCGTCAGGAATCTGAGGTTACGAGTGAACAGGCTGAAGAGCCCCAGGAAACAACCGAAGAAGTGGTTGGTGGACCAACCAACGAGACAGAAGAAGTTGAAGAAAAGAAAACCAAGAAATCAAAGAAGGGGGCCTAAATGACGAAGGTTACTCGTCGTTTGCGTGGACGAACGGCACTCGATAGTGCCGTAATCAACGGCCAGAATATGGACGATATCGCAACCGAATTGGCTGCTCTTGATGGTGTGACAGCTGACGCCACTGAAATTAACCGCCTTGACGGTGCAACGACTGGCGCAGCTGTACCGAGTAAAGCCGCTCTCTATAGCCCTGACGGTCGCCTAGCGCGCGCGAGCGCAACTAAGGCCGCCGCTGGCACTGTTCAAGGAGATGCAACCGCTCTTACAGCTGAGATGAACATTGTGACTGGTGCTGATGGTACGGCTGGCGTCCGATTGCCAGCGGGTACAGCAGACCACGTTGTAATTGTCGTAAATACTGGCGCACAAGCTCTGAAGGTTTATCCTGCGACTGGCGCACAGATTAACAGCGCAGGCGCAAACGCTCCTGTTAACCTGGGTGGTGAGCGTATGGCAGTCTTTATCTGCCGCTCAACAACTCAATGGTACTTTGACGCAGTGTTGCCAACGACGACAGCAACTCGCGATGAACTTCAGAAACTTTCAGGGTTGACTGCCGAAACTGATGAATTGAATGCGCTTGCCTTTGGAAAACTTCGTACAGATACAACTGGCACAGGCACAATCAATACAAATCGCCTAATTTCTGTCGACGGTGCAGGCGATTATGTTGAGGCTGACACTAACGAGGCGAACATTGTCGGGATTAACGACGAGGGTGCGC